CTGCGAAAGTTGCATCTGCACCTTCAGCTACTACTGTTTGAGCTGCTGTTGCATTGTCAACTGTTTGCCAGGTGAATTGTTTAGAGGTAACTGATTTACCTCCAGTCATTCCACCAATTGCAGAAAGGAAAGGTGTATCATTTGGAGTTATATTAAATAACTCACCCACGAAATTAGGTAAATCGTAAGAATCACCTAAACCGGATACTGCTCCCATTTTAAATCTCCTTTATTATTTTTGGGTTAAATTTCTTAATTTGTTTGCTTTGAGATTTGAAGCTGTTTGCCAATCACCATCTTGTTGCGCTTGTGCAATTTGGTCATCAATGCCTACAGGTTCTACTGGTACTGATGCTTCAATTACAGTATCTAAACTTTCCTGGCTACTTACTACTCTTGCTTTTTGTGCAGCTTGTGGGTCAACTTCAGTAGGGGTTTCTGAGCCCCAGCCGTAGTTCTCCTTTGCAAACTGTTGTATAGCTTCAGGTTGTAAGTCACCTTTGTACAAGTCTTTTAATGCTTTACCTTGTCCAGAAACAGGGTCAAAACCTGCATCTTTGATAGCGTTTGCTACCTGTACAGATTTGTACTCTTTCTCAACAACTTCAAGCTCTTTAATGCGTTCTCGCATCTGCTTGATAGCATTATTATCTTGTCCTTCTTCTACTGTTTCGTTCATCTCGTTTTCCATTGTTATCTCCTACTCCAAGTTTCTACTAACTGCATTATCCTTGGGAATATAATGCGATAGGCGACAAATAAAAATAATGAATAACTTGAATTGTCAGCCACTTCTGGGCTATTCAGATACTAGGCGAATTGTAATACGCAGCTTACACGCCAGTTATAAGCTGGAGGTGCAGCATCTATTCTAAGCCGAGGCTACCAGGCTATAATTTTATTATACCACTAGATATAGTATGTCAAGTTTATTGTTGTGTTAAACCTGTTACTCTTCCACCACGTCTAGCAGCTCCACCAATAGGTGTAAATCTTGATGCTTCTTCAGCTTCTAATAATTTAATTTCTTCAAGCTCTTCTGGACTACGAAATACTGCAGCTTCTGTAAATTCTTCAACTCCAATTACATCTTCTTGAGCAACTTGTCTTCCGCCTCTAGTTTGTAGTTCTTGTAATCTTGGTACTTCTTGTTGTGCTGTTTGAAACAACTGTCTTGCTTGTTGTTGTCCTAAACCAAATCTTTGTAATCTCTCTATTTCTGTTTGTGATATTTGAATATCTCTAGCTATAGCTTCACCAGCTATTTGTGATTGTGTAATTTGTCCAGATAATATTGCATCTCCAATATCTGTATCTACTGCTGCTGCAAATATAGATTCTGTAGATAAATCTATTCCAAAATTATCTGCATAATATTGTTGTACTTCAGGAATATTTTGTTCTATTCCACTATAAACTGTGTTTAATCTTGACTGTAACTCTGATGGACTTACATCACCTTCTACTAACTGACCAAAATTATCTGCAAATATATCAGGGTTTACACCAAATTTTCTTAGGTCATCTTTGTATGATTCTATTACTGCCCCATACTCTGATTCACTTAACCTTACTGAACCGTCTGCTCTTTTATTACCCGGGAAAAAGTTGTCATAATTATCATCTTGCCTAACAGCACCTAAAGCTAAATCTAAATTTTTATCAAACTCTATATATTTTTCTTCAAATAAACTAAGCAATGCTTCAGGTAAAAATGGATACAATGCTCTAGCTTGTGTTATAAAATCTGCCATTATTGTATTCTAACTCCTTGACCAAATACTTTTAATCCTTCTAATGCTTCGTTTACAACTTTATCTACACCTTGATTTAATCCTTGTTGTGTTAAGTATTGTCCTGCTTTAACAGAATCATTAAGCCTAAGCACCTCTTGAAACGTAGCACTTGAGGTATCTATTTGCTGACCCCATTGATTAGTAGTAAAGTTTTCCCAAGGAGCAGCAAACTCTTCATAAGTAACATCTTCTCCATACTGAGGAAATAAACTTTTCTTTTGTGCGGTAAGTTTTTCTATTAATTTAAATCTATAGTTAGGGTCATTACGTAGTTTATTTGCTTCTGTAGCTCTTAAAGTATCACTAATATCTCCCAGTACTGGACCTAAATATCTTAAATATAATTGCTGTACTTCATCTTGTCCTGATACTGTAGATTCTACAGCTATCTCTCCACCAGTCATAAAGTCTTGTAAATCTACATCTATAGTTCCTGGTTTAGATGGGTCTGCTATAAAAGCTATTTGGTCTTGTGAATATGTTTTTGACCATTCACCAGTAGTTAATTTATTAGAAACCCAGTTAATTAAATTGTCTGGTGGGTTAGATACTCCTGCTTGTATCATAGAGTTTCTTACAATAATTTTGTCATCTTGTAATTTACTTAACGCATCTGCAGGTAATTCATCTGCTGCTTTACCTTGTGATAACAACAACCAATCTCTTTCATCTTGTGTGCTTGTTCTCCACCAATTAGTTGTTTTCCATTCAGCTTCAGTTACTGTTCTACCTTCTAGTACTGATTCTGCTAATAAGAAAACCATTTCTTCATCTTCTAACCAAGGTCTTAAGTCTGCTTCTTTATCTAAATAATCTACAAAACCCTCCCAAGGAGTTTGTCCTTGTGCTAAAAATCTTGGGTCATATAACTCAGCAATGTTTCCAAACGGAACAGTTAGAGAAATATCTGATTCAGATACTTGTCTAAATGTTTGTTGTGAAAAATCTAATGGGTATAAACCTTTTATGTCATCTTCATTAGCTACGTAACTTAAAGATAAATTAGTTCCTGGTATTGGATATAAAACATAGTAACTACTACCTGCTTGTACTATCTCACCACCATCTGGTATTCCTTCTGCAAATTTATTAGCTGCTGTTTGTGATGCAGAAACTGGATTAAAGCCATTATCTGATGGGTCACTACCATTACCACCATCAGGACCTGATAAATCTAATGTAGCAATATCTGTATCTGATGATACTAAAACATCTCCTGCTGATTCTTTTTCTGTATATTCTTGTTGAGCTTGTTGTAATACAGCATCTGGAATAACTCCTGCATTACCTACATTTTTCCAATAACTCCCATTTAATGGTCCACCATCTCTAGGTGCTGTGTAGTATTCTAATTCTAACTGTGAGTTTACAAATACCCTGTTTCCATTTACGTCTTCAAGTATTACTCTGTTAAAGTTAGGGTCTGCTTCAAATACGTAATTAGCCATTATTCAGCTCTCAAACTTGCTTCAAACAACTTAGCAAAATTGTTACTTAATTTTTGTTTACGTGGACTCATCGGTTGATTATTTCTATTAAAGTTTGTTCGCATTTGTGCTGCTTCGTAACTTCTAGTTGCCTCTGGAACTTGTGATTCAAACTCAGCTTTACCTTCTGATGTAACATTTTCAGTTATATCTTTCTTTTCAACAACTTCTTCTATTTCTTCTTCTATTTCCACGTCATCCTCTTTTGGTTGCAATAATGTTAACGCTAACTCCATAGCTGAAGTAGCTATATCCCAATCACTTTGCTCTCTGTTCTCAGGTTTTTTTCCCTCTTCATATGCTTCCCAAGCCTCCCATCCAGTAACAGAATCTTTACTTCTATCTCTTTCCTGAAATATTTCATAAGCTGTTTCAGCATTATTATTAGGGTCCTTTAACCATTCTACAACTTCTTCTCTAGTTTTAAGGTTTTTTTCTTTTATAAACCATTTACGAATGTTATTTTGATTTGGTTTTAAATCCCAATGTGCTCCTAAATCTACTTGAAATAATCCTACTGCTGGTTTACTTGCTTTCTCTTGGAGTTTACTTGGTATGCCTTTAGATTCTAGTAATACAATTCTTACAGCTTCTGGTACTTGCTCATCAGTAAATCCTGCACCTTTTATAATATCTACTAATTCTTGTACAGATAAACCGTCTTTTTCATTATAAGGATTTTCAGCCACCGATACTCCTGAGACCAGCAACGCTAGACTTAATAATATTGGAAACATTTTGTGTTTGCTCCCTTCTTTGATTTAAATCCATTTCTGGTTTAAATAACTCTCTTACTTTAGATTCAAACATTGCTTGTGCATTATCTGGTCTTGTTGGTTGTACTTTTTCTATTTCACCTTCAAATACTCCTGTAGGTCTTCCTTCAAACATTATTTCTGTTTTTTGATATTGAGGACCCATTGATGCAAGTGTTTGTTTATACTCTTCTGTTTCATACCCTGCAAGAATACCTAATAATATTTGATATTCACTTTCTGTAGGTTCTCTTCCTAATTCTTTTTTAAGAGTACTAATTACTGTATTTCCTAAAACGTTGTAATCTAATTCAGGTTCTATTGGATATAAAGAAGCATCATATTTAGGATTTAATAATATTTGTTCTAAGTAATAATCATAATTTTCACCAGCATTATTAGCATCTCCTAATAAATTATCTAACGCTTGAGTAGTAGATTTACCAATAAATCCAGGTATGTAACTACCTGATGTAAGATAACCTGCATCTAATAATCTAGTTTGTAATTGTTGAACGCTTGCATCAGTTGTCAATGAATCTAATATATTTGAAGAATCACCTTTAATATAAGGTACAAAGTTTGTATTAGCAACTAAATAGTCATATGTATTTACTACTCTTTCTTCAGGTGTACCAGCATTAACAACTTGCTCTCTTGGTAAACCTAAAGGTGTATATGCAGAATCTGTTCTTTCTTGTCTAGCTTGTTCTGCTGCAAATATAGAAGAAGGTGACATACCTGTAAGTTCTACAACTTTAGATATTTTTTCCTGCATAGTGTCACCTGTAATAGAATATTTTTGAAATAAAGCATCTAAAAATTGTTGATACTCTGCTGTTATTTCTAATTCAATATTTTCTTCGTCCACGCTTTAATCTCCTAAATTGTATGTCTTATTATATTTTATCTCAAAACTTAACACTTCATCATAAACTACATAAAATTCTGGGTATTCAGAGATTAATTTGTTAGCAACTTCTCTAAGCTGTTCTCTGTAATACTGTGCATCGTCAGACCTAGGATTCCTTAATTTGTTTTCTAAATCTTCTATATCTCTAGGATATTGATATCTATCACTTTCTAATGCTAAATTTATAAATATTAAATCTCGTGAAGCAAAATACTTTCTTAACGCATCGTGTACTGGATAACCTTCTAAAGAAGTATCTAAAGCCATAGCTTCTAATTCATCCATCTTTGTTGTCCAGTCTGATACATAATTTTTTGGTTCTTGAACATCTCTATCTAGTAACTTACGTAAATTTATATCTGTATTGCCATCACCTAATGGAAAACTTTCATCACAATAACTTCTTGTTTCTTTTCTTATATCATTAGCAGCATCTGTATAGACACCTTTAACTAATTTAGTTCCGTTTTCATAACATAAGTTATACAAAAATTCTTGCGATTCAATTAACAACATAGCTGGGTCAATAGCTTTTATACTGTCTGTGTTTAGTTGTTCAAAAAATAAAGTAGTTTCTAATTCTCCTTTAATGTGTATGTCATCCATTAAATACAAATATGTTTCTGAATACTTTTCTACAATTTCTGGATTGTTTTCTTTAAAATCTGATTCTTGTTTTGTTCTAGGTAATTTACCATCTAATGTGTCATACTTACCTTCTTTAAGAATTGCAGCAGTACTTATTTCAGGAGAACTTTTAAGACCTTGAATATCTGTTATGCTTTCTATACCTGTCATTCTTGTAAATGCAAGCCAAGCCATAAACTCACCATCTTCATCTCCATATTCTGAAACCATTTGTTGTTTTAATTCAGAATAAAATAAAGATAATACACCAAGACTTACATAGGTTTTAGCATCTTCTGTGGAAACTTTACCTAATTCCATATCATCTAATACAACATCTACATATTGTTTTAGTTGATTTGGTACATCTTCTGCTGCTATGTCAAATTCTGTTTGATATAAAAGTCTTGGAGGAGAAGGCGACATTAATTTTATAAAACCTTCAAAAGCTAATCTTGCAGCTACATTATTTAAAACTTTTTGGTCAAACTCTGCAAACTCTTCTTCTGTTTGTAGTGGTGTAGGGTCATTCAAAGCAACTATCTTCATTGAATCTAATGCTCTACTTGCTACTGCATCGTCTTGTAGCAAAGAACCTAACTCTCCTGATATACCTACTTGTGCAGCAGATACAAAAGATTTTAAATATGTTGGTGTATATATATTACCTAACAACGTAGGTATTCCGTCAGGTCCTAACTCTTCAACACTTTCTATTGGTGTTCCGTAAGGAACTATTATTTTATAAGCATCTCTACCTAGTAATTTTTTTAGTTGTCCACTAAATGCACCTATTAACACTCCACCAACTGGACCAATACCTGGCATTAATGTTGCTCCTACTAAGTTAAAACCACTTAAAGGAACAGTTATTAAAGGATTTAATTTATCTGCACCAGCACCTAACCATTTGTTAGCAACAAAATCTGGTAAAGGAACAGCCACATAATCATCACCAGTTAAAGGGTCTTTATAAATTATGCCGTTACTTCTACCTGTTTTAATACCGTGTTGTGCTTTCATAATAGCGTTTGGTCTTTGCACAAAACCTTTTCCTAATGAAAACATAACTTCTTTAAATGCTTCAAAGAAAGGAAATACAAATCGTAATGCGTCTGCTACTTGTCCTTTATTACTAAGGTTATAAAATATTCTAACGCTTTCGTTATACGCATATTGTTTTGCTCGTGCATCAATAGCTTCTAATGATATTTTAGGCAGATTATTTTTTGCAGTTAACGCAGCAAAGTCTTCATAACCTTTTGACAACTCTGGATGTAAATCTATTAATTCATTTTTTAAAGCTCTAGGTAATTTATTAAATCTTTGAAATAAAGTTTTTAATGCTTTTTCATCAGCAATTATTAAATCGTCTGCAATTCCTCTGTTATATAACTGTTTAAAAAATGGTATTCTTATAGTGTTTGCTTCAAATGCTGAAGAAAAATGCCATATAGCATCAAATATACCCATACCATCTCTATTCATAGTTGTTATGTAATCTGCATAAGATTCTGATTCTGCTAATAATCTTGGTGTTGGTATGTCTGTTGGTCTTTGGTCACCTGCAGTTTTCAACATATCTTCAATAGCATTTGGAATTACTTCTATATTTTCTGAAGCTCTTCTACTAAGTTTGTTCATTTCTATATTTCTAAATACTCCAGTAGCAAAACTTTCTAAGAACTCTCTGTTACCGCCAGTCAAATAAACCATATGTGTTTGTAGTGATTGTATTTCTTGTAATGTTTCTTGTAATGTTTTTGGTATTTCGTCAGCATCTAATGTAGATAAATAGTCATTCCACAATGTTTTTTTATCTCCTGCATAAAATCTCTCTGCAAGTTCTGCTAACGGTTTATTTTGTGTCATATACTCTGCAGTAAGTTGTGTAATTTCATCAGACCACATACCAGCATATTGAACACGCAATGACTCTACTGCTCTTTGCATTAAATCATTATTTTCAAAAATATCATCAGAATAAAACATTTCATCAAAATTATCACGAAATATATTTTTTTGTGTTCTACCACCAACATCTTTTATTCTACGATTACCAACTGCTTTATTTAAAGAATCTTCTAATTCTCTTTTAGACCATCCACCTTTTTTAAAAGGTTTTCCTAGTACATCTAATTTATCATTAAATGCAGATGTTAAATATCCAAATGGTGCATTTAACGGTGTATCAAATCCATATAAATAACCTCTTAAAAATCCTTCTAATGTTAATCGTGTAGGATAAGCTAGACGTGTAGGCAACATAGCAGTTGACCAAGCCATTTGTGCAGACCATAAAACATCAGAACCTTTATAAAACTCTTTTGGTAATGGCAAATCTAAATCATCAGCTCTTATTTGCATCTCTTTAAAAAACTTTCCTAAAGCTGTATCGTCACCAAATTTATTATTTGCTTTGCTAAACTGTCTTGATAATGATTGGTCTAATGTATTTACTATTCTTTTAACATCTCTAAATGGTGTAAAGTAAAATGTTCTTTCCATAGTCTGATATGAAAAAGGTAAGTCATAAATTTTTTCTTTGCCTGCTCCATAACCTTTTCTTTTTACAGCTCTTGTTGCTGCACTCTCTCCTGCAGTATATTTAACACCTTGTTTTCTAAATGTTTTTAGTGTTTCTTGTGTCCATAATTTATATGCTTTAGTTGTTTCTCTATTTTTAGAATATTTTTTAATTAAATGACCATAAAAATCATCTAGTAATATTTTCTGTGCCTGATAATATCTTTTATCTTTTAATGCTTTTGTTAAGTTAATTGCAACATTATTTAATACTGATTTGTCTGCTTTTGCCAACGCACCATAGTTAATTAAATTATTTATTGTTTCAGGTATATTTTCTAAATTAACTTCTTGCTCTGGTAAAAACTTACCTAACGTACTTACAGGGTCTTTTCCTGATGATTTAGCTTGTTTGTTTCTTAACGCTTTATACCCTGTATTATTTACCCAATCAGGAATAATTTTTGTACCATTAAAACTTGGACCATTCCAATTAGTTCCAGTTAGTGTTGCTTCTTCTGTAGCTTTTAGTATGTCATCTGCGTTGTCTGCTTCTAATAATTTAAGAGCAAAAACTGGGTCATCATTAGCTTGCACTAATTTAATAAACTTGTCAGGACTGTTATCTTTTAAAATTATGTCCATTGCATCTTTGCTAGTGTCTTCTCTTAAAATATTTCTTGCCATTTCTGCAGCATCATCTAATTTTCCAGCTTTCTGTAATTTTTTTATATCGTTTAATGTTTTGTTAGCAACTTGTAATGCTTTTTTACTTTTTCCAATTAAATTAGCGGGGTCACCGGCAAATAAAATTGCTGTGTCAATTAAACCAGATACCCAAAAATCAACTGTTTTATTTTCTATACCTAATACTGAGTCAGAGATATATCTACCTTGTGTAATACTTCTACCTCTATACGTATTAGCTTCTTTAATTTGTGCAGCTTGTTCCTCTGCTATACCGCCAGGTATTATACCTGTTCCTGTCAAACTGTCATAAGTTTCTAATAATCCTTCAGCTCCTAATTTTTTATAAGCATCAGGTATATTTTTAATAAACTGATTAGGGTCTAAACCTGCTTCTTCAGATATAAGACGTAGTGTCTGCTCTAGTCCTGAACCACCAGCTTCTTTACGCATTCTTTCTTGTTTTTGTTCATTAAAAGTATCTGGTATGTTAAATTCATTCCTAGCTAACAATTTACCTAAAGCATTAGTAAGTGCATTTTTCTCTACAGATGTTGGTGTAACTATTCCAATTATGTTATAAAGACTTCCTATTCTCTGTGATTCTTTATCTGTTAAACCTTGTCTTTGTAATGTTTCTTCTAACTCACCTGTTAGCATTACATTACCTCTCATTCTACGAGTCCATAATTCTTCATAGCCTGCATTCCAAGTTTGAAACATAAATCGTAATGTTCTGTTAACTCCAGATTGTACTCTTTCTAAACCTTGTTCTATACCATCACCTATAACACCGAATGCTTTTCCTAAGAATGCTTGTTGCGTTAAGCTAGCCATAGAAGCTGGTACACCACTATAGTGTTTGCTATTAACAGCATTTATTTTTGTTTGCTCTACAGCAGCTTTAGATACATCATCAGGACTTGCATTTGTCATAGCTAAAGAAGAAATCACGCCAGAAGACAAATAAGGATTATATTGTTTTATGCTAGTTGCTTTTGCTGCTATTTCCGGTGTTAAATAATTAGTTTGATAATTTTTTATTTCTGATTGTTCTAATTTTTTTTTATCTTGTAAGTCTTTGTATTTAGGTCCGTATGTATATTGATATACCATTATCCATCTAAGCCTATTTCAAATTGGTCTAATCCATCTTCGTACAAACTCATAGTATCAGATGTTGGAAACCCTTCTGCTAAAGCTCTCATAAATAAATCTCCTCTTTGTACAGGAGTTAATGTAGCACCCATTCTTCCAGGACCTACTGGTGCTCCGTCAGTTATAGGTTGGTCTGGAGATTGTGTTTGTCCAAATACATCTACTGGAGTAAAAGGTCTTTTTTGAGTTGGTTGATTTGGTGTTGACTCTTTTGGTAAAGGTGCAGCTTGTTGCTGTTGAACTAATTCTTGTTGTTCTCCATAATCCATACCAGGTATTCTCCTAACAGCTTGTGTATTGTCTTGTGTATTTATTGCTGCTGGTGGAACTGCATTGTTTCTTTTTGTTATTTTATTTGGTCTGACCATAATCATCATCCTCATCATCTTCGTAAAACATAAATGTAGAGCTAATAATCATATAACCAAAAGGAAAAGCAAGTGGTGGCATTTGGTCAGTGAACATTCTTGGTTGTAAAACTTCTTCTTCTAATAATATATCATCACCAAGTTCATCTACTTCAAAAAGTGAGTTATGTACTATATCTGCAAATTCTTTATTAAATTTCATTATCCACCTAATCCTTGTAATAACTGTGCTATGCCCGGTGGAGGACCCTGTGGTGGTAGGGAACCTCCTCCAAGCAAATCTTGTTCTGCACTTGGTATTTCTGGTTCTTCTGCAGTAAAGAACTTATCCAAAATGTTTTGCATATTATCTGGATTCTTTCTTATCTGCACAACAGCCATAGTTGCCTTAGGGTCTCCTTGTTGTGCTTGAGCCAATAATGTATCAAAAAGTATTTTATCTGCTTTTTCTTTTGTAATTCTTTCATTTACCCTAACAAGATTATCTAAACCGTCTAGGTTCTCTTGTAGTGTTTGTGTATCAATAATACCTGCTTGAAGTAATTGCAGTCCTGTTACTATTTTTTGTGGCTCATCATATCCAGCCATAGCTCCATATACTCTTCTGGTTTTAAAAGAACCTGATATATCTTTTACAGGGTCATATTTTTCTGAATAAAATTGATTGTTGTAATATCCTGATAAATCTTTAGATTTACCACCATACATTTTTTCATCCCACTCTAACCTTTTAGAGTCAATCATTTGTATAGCATCTGCCATAACTGTGTGATACTCTCTAATCATAAGTGACATAGATGCACCAAGTTCTTCTAATCCTCTACCTGTTGCAAAACTAAGTGGTGACTGTGAATCATCTGTAACAGGGTAAGAACCACCAACACGAAGTTGTCTTTCTATTCTGTCTATTTGTTGAAATATCTGATATGGAACATTAGATGCTGGTTTTGAAACTTGTGTACCAGGAGCAAGATAATTAACTGCAAATCTACCTTTTCTGTATTGTCCAGATTCTATCTCTCCTGATATGTTAGTTTCAGTAAATACTGCATCTTCCATAGCTATTATTGACATCACATTAATTTTTGCCATAGAAGCCATAAGTCCTATGATTTGGTCATACTGTCCTTGCAATCTGTCAAAAGAAAATTTCTTTGCAATAACAAATGCTGGTCCACTATCTAGTGGATTTGGTATGAAGTCAAGAATAGTTGCGGAAGTCATATGGAAAATATAAGTTCCATCTATGTTGTAATATTCTGCTATTAAGTCACCTTCGCCATTTGAGTTAGCCCAACTACCATTGTAAGAATCTGTGTAAGCAGAAGCATAGGCATTACCTATACCTAGTGTGTTAGTTTCATATCCATCTTTAGACATAATTTTGTCTGCAGATTTAGGATAAGTTCTTGCTAAAGCTTCTTTAGGAACTCTACGAACTATAGCCATTTCTTTTGGTTGTTGGTCTGCACCAAAGTAACCAGGAAAACAATTGTAAGGGTCTCTTAATTCTGCACAAGGATATGGTGTACCATCAGGTCCTTTTTTTTCTCTGATAACCCATACAGCAAAACCATAACCAGGTAACCATCTACCTACTTGTGGCATTTGTAAATCTAATTTTTGTGTGTCATCATAA